CATTTACATTCCATATAGTTAATCTAAAACGCTTTTAAACTTTCCTCTAATGCAATACTATCTGTACGATTTACATACCACTTAGTTAATATAAAACGACTTGTGTTTATAGATTTCTATATTTTTATTATACCACTTTTTAACAAACAAAGCACTTGAAACAACATAATATCCAAGTGCTTTATTTATATTATTTACTTATTTTTCTCTTCTTTTTTCCTACATTCTTCTTTCACTAAACTTACAAATCTATAAAATTTATCTGGATTTTCATTTCTCATTTTTTCAAAGATACTTCCAAGTTCTCTAATAAGTTCTATTCTATCCATATCAAGTAAATTCTCACACATTGTATTAACCCCCCAAAATAAACTAAAATATATTATTTAATACAACTGATAAATTTACTCAATTTTATAAACCACATGAAAATTCTTCTTCTCACCTTGTATCTTAGTAGGTCTATTATTCTCCTCTATCCAATGTCTTATTTTATCTATTACACTCTGTGAATACTTATTGACACTTCCACTCCAACCTCTTTTACTCTCTAGTACTACTAACTTTTCATTATCTTGTATATCTAACTTCTTAATAATTTCACCTATTGCATGAAATGCAGGTTTATTAGACTTAGAATAAACATTTAACTTAGTTGCTATTTGTACAGTATCAAAGAAATGTTCCTTCTCTTCTATTTCAAGAGGTAACTCTATTCCTGCCTTTTTGTAGATAGTCTTTGCTGTAAGTAATTTTGCTTTTTCATCTATTCCAGCATTATCTAAGAATGGAGTTAGTATTTCTATAGTCTTATTAACTGTATCTAAACTTTCTATTTCATTTGCTTTTTCTCTTAATGCTTGAGGGTCAGCGTTATTTGTTATGTATGCACCATGTTGTCGAATAGCTGGTAAAACTTCTCGTCTAAGCCATTTCCTAAACTGTACACCAATAGGTTTGTCTGTGTATTGTAAAAATCCATATAAACCATCTTCATAAAAAATAGTTATACTTCTAGCTTTATTACTAATTATATTATTTGCGACTACATTTAAAGTAGTTACAAAATCATTAAATTCATTTCCTTTCAATACATCATACTCTTGTTCAATCTCAAAGTCTTCTGCTTTTATGCAATCCTGTATTGTTTTAGATACATCAGCATAATCGAATAATCCAACTATTTGATTAGCTATCCAACAAGATTTTTCTTTCCACATAAAAGTATAAATTTGACTTCCATTGAACTCTTTTACTATTAAATTTTTCATAACTATTACACTCCTTAATTGAAATTTTTTAAGGAATGACGTATACTATAGTTAGTTGATGTATAGTATACGTCAATAAGGGTTGCTCAAACTTTGGTCGGTGGGAGTGACCCTTATTTTTTATTCCTTTTGTTCCAGTTCCTCGTCGATTTTTTCTTCTAGCCATTCTTTCTTAGTTAGATTCTTCTCTTCTAACACTTCATCAAATTTATCTAACTTTTCTTTGTCTAAAAGTACACTAAAACCTCTTTTATCTTTTCGACGATTTTTCATATACTCTGCTCTACTTTTAGTTGCTATTTTATTCACCTCTTTTCTGTAACTCGTTACATTAATAATAACATTGTAACGAGTTACAGTCAAGCTATTTTGGAATATTTTGCAAATAAAATTTTATTGAAGCTAGCGTCGTAAAACACTACCTCAGCTATATCTTTTTTTCTAATTATTTTACCCAACCGACCAAATTTGAGCAAAACAAAAGCACCTACCAAAAGTAAGTGCTTCCTTTTCTTTATTTAATTTTGATACTACATATTTAATATACTAGTAATATAGTTTGAGTTTTGACCATGTTCCCAAAACGGGAATGTGCTATCATTTCAAATATTTTATAAAAGCACCTACATATTTGTAAGTGCTTACTATATTATCTATTTAGTTCATATACTACATACATAAAATATCCACATATTATTCTTAATATAAACAAATCTCCCTAATATACCATGCTATAATTAATTTAGGAAATATTAGTAGATACTTCCTAAATTAATTATGAAAGGATGGTGATATAATGAAACGTGATTTAGAATTGATAAGAGATATTCTAATCAAAATGGAAGAATCTGATGCTGATAGAATGTCTATCAGTGATTTCATGACTGATGTCTATGATGAAAGAACTATTTCTTATCATTTACAATTATTATTGGATGTTGGCTTTATTGAAGCTACACCAATGGGTGTTCAAAGATGCTTATATAAACATTATATTGTTAAGAGGATAACCTCCTTTGGTTATGATTATCTTGACAATATAAGAGATGACACTGTTTGGAATAAAACTAAAAAACAATTAGGTAATTTTGCATCTTCCGCCTCTTTAAAAGTTATAGGCAGTGTTGCATCTAGTGTTATTTTAAAGATGATAGGAGTATAGCTTCAAACTTTATAGCATCTTCGAAAATCATATCTAATTTTTTATAATTATCAATATTTTTTTCATAAGACTTAGTTGAATATTTATTTATATTTTCAATTAAGTCTTCTCTTGCTTGTATCAAAATTTTTAACCTCATTGAACAGGCAATAAATTCTATATCTTTATTCATTTAATCACCTCTATTTTTTTACATAACAAAAGCACCTACATGTTTGTAAGTGCTTTCTTTGTTTATTTAATTTTGAATCCACATAGTTAATCTAAAACCAATTTCATGTGTGGATAGTTGCCATATCTCCCACCCATTTACATTCCATATAGTTAATCTAAAACGCTTTTAAACTTTCCTCTAATGCAATACTATCTGTACGATTTACATACCACTTAGTTAATATAAAACGGTTTCTACCAATCAAATCACGCATAATTATAGAATTTACATACCACTTAGTTAATATAAAACGGTTTCTACCAATCAAATCACGCATAATTATAGAATTTACATACCACTTAGTTAATATAAAACATTCAAGAAGTAATTGTAATTGTTCATCTGTAAAATAATTTACATTCCATATAGTTAATCTAAAACTCATAGCTATTTCTTTTGCCATATCTAACTTAATTACAATTTACATTCCATATAGTTAATCTAAAACAGAAGATGCAAAGAAAAAATTAGGATTAGACAATTTGATTTACATTCCATATAGTTAATCTAAAACTCCAATTTCTTCTGTAAATTGAGACTCTCGAAAAATTATTTACATTCCATATAGTTAATCTAAAACCCCAAAATAAACTTAGCATTTCCAATACCTACACATACACACCTCTCTCAAATTTGCAGTGAACCATGAGTAGTGCAATTGATAACATTTATCACACACCCTCAATGCCTTGTATTCCAATTGTTAAACCATATTTTATTACAAAAATCGAACACTGCAAAATCTCTACATTTTTATTATATCATAAATATATTATTTTTGAATATCTGTACCAATTTGTGGTATAATAAAAACAAGAAGAACTACAATCTATTTGGAAGTAGAGTGAAGTTCTAAACAATTTAATGCTTATTTTTTTTGAACTTAAATGAAAATTTAAGCTCAACATCTAAGTCACTCTCTTGCACAGAGTGGCTTTTTACTTTTTTGATACATAGACAAACTATGTAACCGATTAGACTAGCTGTTAAACTAGCTAATACACCAATCAAAAAATTATCCATACATATTCACCTCCCTTCTATACGTTGGGAGGATAATCTTTTGTATGAACTCCACTCTATAAATTGTAGATTACATCTTCTTGCTAAAAATATTATAACATATAATTATTACATATTTTACCTATTCTATATTTATTTTTTTATTTTGCTATCTTCTTCTACCCCTCTTTCTCTCTCTTTCAGCTTCTTTCATTGCTTCCTCTTCATCCTCTATCTTAATAAGTATTGAGGCGGCTGCTAATGCTCTCTCATTAATCTCTAATCCCATATAATCACCTGGTTTCCACTTTAATTTTTGGATACAATAATGCGTGATACTAGCATCAAAATCGCCGCCCCTAATTAGTTTTTTGCTTCTTCTACTTTATCTTCAAATGTTGTATCAAATCCATTAACCTCATTAACTTTTACTGTATAGTTGACATACTCACCTGCTGTAAGCATTGTCTTTAATAACTGAGCTTCTCCCATCACTCCATAACTATTTTGGAGTTCGGCATCCTTTAAATCTGGAAATACTGTAGATGCTACACATAATTCAGCTACATAACTGTTATAATCAATTTCACTTGTGAATTGACCTGTTGGCTTCCCGTTATTGCCAATCACTTTTACTCTTTTGGTACAATTTCTTCTTAATACTTCATCTTCCTCAGAAGATAAAACTTTTAATTCCCATTCAACTGGCTTTCCTTCTTCGTCTAAAAATCTATCACTTGCTATATATTTTACATTATCAACCTTTATTGCATTTTGACTTAAAAAAGCACTTAAATTACTCATATTATCCTAATCTCCTTTTATTTTAATTTTTTATATAAAAAAACACATCTATAATTTATAAATGTGTGTTTTATTCCATTCCATTTATTATATTGAACTTTTCAACCAATTCCCAATCCTCGCATGTAAAGTCCATATCTTCATCAAGATACTCACCATCTGCATCAAATTTAACTATAATTCCACTGTCCATGTTGCAATCCTTAAGTATTATAGTTTGACGTCCAGCTGAACTCGTTGGGTCTTCATTTGTTACCTGTATATCAAAATAAATATCTTCACCAGTCTCTTTGTACCTATAAAGAAGCTCTCTAAATATAGAAGTATTGTAGTGAAATGTTGCACTTCCTGTGTATTTGCTTCCAGTACTTTTATTCCCTTTTGTAGTGCTACCTAAGATAGGAACTTCACTTTTATTTTTTTCCATCTTAGCTTCTAAGTTAATAGCTTGCATAAAATTATATCTTTTACCCTCGATAGTAACATAGCATTCTGCCTTAGATGCACTTATTGTATCTCTTGCTTTTATTTGCTGAAACATATATCACACTCCTCTCTTAACTAACTGAAACAGTCATATAAAGCTTACTCATAGCATTTATAACCTTAACAGCATCAGATACTATGACAGTTTTCTTATCATTTCCAAGCTCTACACTAACATCATCAGTTTTAAAATCTTCTATTGCCCTTATATTCTCTAATTCTTTATGGTGTTTAACAACATCATTCCAGAAACTTATTCTTCCTGCCTTATCATTCGGAACTTTACCTAAATACTTTTCATTAAATAAAGTTGCAATATCATTAGCAATTTGGTCAAGTACTCTAACACTTTGGTTACTTGAAAAATCGTCATTTTTATCATCTGTAAATGATACAAAAGTATTTATGTCCTCTAACACATGAACTTCATCACCAACTTTATGAAATATAAATTTACCACTCTTTAGTGCTTCTTCAAGTTGTATTTGTGTGTAATTTACATCAACATCAAACTCACCATCATACTTTTTATTAGTATTAGATTTATTTATATC